TCATCTTCGACTGTTACAGTTCTACCGTTAGTTGATTCTTTAACTGAACCCATACCTCTAGATGAGATACCAACTGTACAACCTGCTTCTAATAATTCTTTAAGGATATTTCCTGATGGAGTTTTTAGTACTTCAACTTTTCCGATAACGTCATTACCATCCCACCATATATCTCTTATAATATGTGATGTGTTTTTTAATTCTACTACAGAACTTTCAGGGTGGTCTAATTCACCATATGCTCTGTTTTCTTTTATCTCTTTTGCCAAATAATTCTCAACTTCTCGTTTGAGTACTTTGGTTGGGTAAATTCTACCATTTTGGTTTTCTGATTCTGCACGTTGTAATACACCCTCAACTATCAATCTTCCATTGTTTGTACTCATGGATTCATTAAGTTGTTTAGGCGTTATACTAAACGGTATTATGTCTATTAATAGTTTACTCATTACTTATCCCACACTTTTCGTTTCTTATATAAATCAAACATAATTTGAGCTACCTCATATCTAATAAGTAGCCTGATATCTTCCAAATCCTTATTTGTAAGTTCTTCTTTAATGATATACTTCTTTTTAAAAATCATATGCTTAACTCTTTAAGTTTATGTGCTACCTTTAGTAACCTCTCAGAGATTTTTCCAAACCTTTTAGTAGTTGATTTCCAATATTGACCTGCGTGGATACCAGCTTCAGTTTTAAGTTTTGTATTCTGATTAACTATACGTTCCATTTCGAACATCATACGGTTAATCTTTTTAATAGAATCGTTTACCTTTTGGTAATCCTTTCTACTGTCATCTTTTTTATATTCTTTATATGAAATTTCGTTTATCTTAGCTTCTAACTTATCTTCTAATGATTCCATAGTTTTTTGATTTTTTTTGGATTTTTTGGCTTTTTTGAAATCAAAAACTTCAATGTGGTCTGAATCCATATTCTCTTCATCTTTATCTTTAGCGAACATATTTGGGGTTTTGGTTGGACCTTCACCACCATCTAAGTTTCCCGTAACATTAGCTTCTTCAATTTCTTCGAACTTGTCGTTCATCTCTTTTAGTAAACTTTTCATTAAAATGCCTTTTTTAACTCATCATATAATTCATTATAACGTAATAATGATAATATTTGTGATTCTGTAATTGTTTTTGCTGATTTAACTTTCGTAATCAAACGTATAACTTCGTTTATCTTAATGTTAGTAACCTTATCTGTTATTTTTACTGACTTCATACCCTTTGTTAATAGAGTACATTCCTTTATAACGAAATTCTTTAATTTTTCAGAATTATCAATTGAATTGATGTATTCTTTTAGGATACTACGTTGTTTATCTGATAGGTGTGTGTATTTGTTGTTAAAACTATCTACTAACATCTTCCATGCTAACAAACGTATTTCCTTTGGTTGCTTTGCGTATTCTTCGTTAATCACAGATGATACTTTATTAGTATCAATAGATTTACCAGTCAAATGTTCCATCAAAGTTGATTTACATTCAACGTATTGTTTTGGGCTATCTGAATTAGAATATTCAAACAACTTATAAATAGATGCGTTCTCTTTATAGTTACTAACTCTATACTTAAAGAAATCTTCTAACACAAAGTTACGTTTAATATCTTTAATCAAATTGAATTTTTGTTTACTCAATACAGTTGATGATAACTTAACTCGCTCCTTAATAATAATATTAAGAAATTCACTAGCTTTATATTCCGAATCAAAAGTTTCCTTTATTGCTGATTGATATAATTTCAATTCTTTTGCTAACTCAGTATTTTTACCAAAATGCTCTCTAATAATAGATGTCGCTTTAGAATCGTTATTGTTTAATGTATCATTTGCAATTTGCCTTACAAGCAATTCAAACAGAATACCTGTATTTTTATATTTACTGTGTTTCATTTTCTTCATTGACTACCTTCTGTTTTCGCTAGAACTGTCTTTACATTTGATTATAAATATCTTAATTATTAGAATCCATTATGTTTTTTTCATCTAATAATGGAGATTCTACAAATTCATCATCCATTTTAAGGGATTCTGTGATTATTTCTGATGATTTTATATTACGTTTCATTTTTGATAACATTAAAGTTGTATATCCAGTATTAACTACTTCGTTTGCATTATACCCATTTGATACACGTTCAGTTTTTACCGAAATACTTTTATTACCTAATGGATCTCTACCAAATGGTGATTTATCCTTACCATATGTGTTACCCTCTTTAGGTCTACCAGCTCCCTCATATCCACCCTCAGGTGTTTCAGATTCAAATTGAGGTTTAGCAGCTTCTTCACCCGATTGTTGATTTACAGTTGCAAGGTCATGTGGAGTACCAAATGATTCACCAGTCTTAACCGGATCATTTCCCTCACTTACAATCTGCTCTTGTCTGAACGCTAATTTAAGGTCATTGATAACTTTCATTTGTTCAGATTTCCACTCATCATCACTCATATTGAATATATGCTTATACATCCATTCTTGCGATACCATATTAAGGTCTTTCAAATCTCTTACTAATGAAGCTTTCTCACTCCATAAGTTTGCTTTCTCTTGCTCATATATAATAGATGGTGTAGTTAACTCTAATTCAAAGTTTACTAATTCAGCATCTTCATATCCTTGTGAGTATAAATGTACGATTGCAATCTTAGTTAATTCTGATAATACAATCTTTTGTATTCTTTCAACTGAACGAGCGAATCTGATATCTTGTTGTGCTAATGTAGATTTTCCCTCTACACCCTCTTCGTATCCAATAAATGCTTTTGGAACTTTAAGTGCCGCCATCATTCTATTTTTTAGATATTCGATATCATCGATACCACCAAATTCCATACCACTAAGAGAATCAATCTCAGTACCACTTTGTCCACCCCTAACAGGTAGATAATAATCCTCTAGCATATTCTGCATATTGAATTTTAAGTTGTACTCACCAGTCTGCTCATCCACATAAGGAACTTTCTTCATCTGGTCAATAATATTTTGCATATATTGATCAACTTCTGCAGGTGGGATATTTCCAATATCAATTTTGAATATTCTCTTTTCAGGTGCTCTCATAATTCTATGAATCATCATTGCATCTTCCATAAGAACTAATTGCTTCCATGTCTTTCTAGCACCCTCTAATAACGACCTTCCATACGGTAGGAAGTTTGTATCAGTTAATAATCTGAAATGTGCTACTTGAAATGATTCTAAGAATTTAGTTGAACTTTGGTTTGCACCTCTACTTGTGTTTTGCTCATCTACTTCGAATCGTACTGAATATGGATTATCTATATCGTAACCTTCTTCTCTACGAGTTTCATAAACAGATAGTGGTTGTGCGTTTACTACACCTAACTCATCATCGATATCTAAATATAGATAATAATCACCATATTTATTCATACCCCTAACCCATGACCAAAGATTGAATTCAATATTCAATACATCGTAAAATAAGTTATGAAGAGTTTTCTTTAATTTTTCATCAGGTGATTTAATTCTAATAACATCACCCATATCATTTTTAAGAGTTGATTCATCAGAATATATATCTAATACAGATGATAGGATTGAATCCTTATCCATTGCTTCGTAATCTGTGTATAATTCTAATTTGTTTGAATGGTAACTGAATCGTTCGTTGTATGTTTGCCAATTCTTTCTTGAGTTAGAACCATGCAATCTACCGTACCTATCGTATCCGTTAGAACTTTGTGTATTCCCAGAACCTTGTAATCGAGATGAATCGACTACTTTTATTTTATTCTTACCAACACGTCTTACAACGACTTGGGTTGAGAACAATTTCTTTAATCTGCTATATAATGAGCTTTCTGCCATAATTTTGTGTTTATATACTACTTACAATCTATAAATATACGAAATATATTTTTACTAACCTAATTTTTACTATACAAATTTAAATTAACCAAGATATATCTTCTTCACCATGCCCAGTATTAAGTTTCCAAGCTCCTTTAGCTGCGGCTGTTCCGGTTTTAAAAACACCAGAACTCTTAGAGGTTAATGATAATGCCTTTCTATTTAGTTCAATTCCTTGTTGTCTTAATTTTAATGCGGTATCCCTAACCCACAAAGCAGTTGAGAATGAGATAGTTAAATCATCATTATAACCTGATTGTGCTTCAGCTCTACTCCCATTCCAAATGAATACAAACAACTCGTCTATTAGTCGCTTAGAACGGATAATTGGGGTTCTCTCCCTCATATAAGTATCTAGTTTAGATATAACCAACGGTCGAGTTCTACTTGTCATTGAAAAACCCGGAACCATCTGAGATTTATCCTTTAAATCAAATCCTTTATTCAGATGAATATCGTTATCAACATACCCTACATCCTTATATGAATAGTATAGGTTTTTATAATTTCTATCAATTGCTTCTTGAATTACAGCCCACCCGATGTTTGCGTTTTCAATTACTAATAATGCATCATTCCATTCGGTTGCTACATTAACTAACATTCTACCGTAATCTTTGGTATCTATCTTACCTTTGTATTCTGCTACTTGCTCTAATGATTCTATATCGATAACGTGAAATGCTGAATAATCTTTTCCATCACCCCTAGCGACATCGGCTACTACTACATAATCTCTACTATAGTTTGGTTGTTGCCATAA